AACCGCAAGACGCAGAAGCCCACGGCACCGCGTCCCCCGCGAGAAGCCGGCGAGATCCTCGCCATGCCGAAGTCGATGGCTCAGCCGTGGACGCCGTACGTCGTGAAGGTCAGCGGCCCAATCGGCATCCTGTCCGACGTGCATGTGCCGTATCACTCTGAGGTCGCGGTCGCTGCCGCCGTCGGTCACCTGAAAGAGCAGGGCTTGTCTGGGCTGGTTTTGAACGGCGACATAGCGGACTTCTACGCGATCAGCCGCTACATGAAAGACCCGGCGAAGCGTGACTTCAAGGGCGAGTTGGAAGCCGTCCGCGGGTTCCTCGGCTGGCTGCGGCAGGAGTTTCCCGGCATCCCGATCGTCTACAAGGCCGGCAACCATGAGGAGCGGTGGCAGCACTGGCTCTGGCAGCACGCATCCGAGATCAGCGACGACCGACGCATGAGCCTGACGGCGTGGCTCGACCTAGCCAAACTCGACATCGAACTCGTCGAGGACCAGCGGCCGGTGATGCTGGGGAAGCTCCCCGTGCTGCACGGGCACGAACTGCCGAAGGGGATGGCGGCTCCGGTCAACGTCGCCCGCGGTGCGTGGATGCGGACGCTCTCGACGTGCCTGGTGGGACATTCCCACCGCACGAGCAACCACGCCGAGAGCGACATGTGGCACAAGGAAACGGCGTGCTGGAGCACGGGATGCCTGTGCGACCTGCGGCCCGACTACGCGGTCATCAACCGCTGGAACCACGGATTCGCCGTGGCGACCGTCCACAAGGGCGGGCAGTTCGACGTGCACAACTACCGGGTGATGGGTGACGGCACCGTGCGATCGGCTTGACTACGGGCATAGGCTGCGGACTCACCCCGAGGAACCAAGCATGACGACGACACTTGACGAATCCAACGCCGCACTACGGGCAGCCGTCCGCGAGCGGCTCGACGCCACGCCAGCCGATGACCACAAGGTGGCGCCGCGGGCGACAGAACCTAGGCACATTGTCGCAAGTACCGAGGAAACGCAACACGACGAGTCAGACGTGCCATACGTCGAGTACCTGATCGGGCGGCAGCGGGGCGACTCGGTCCTGAGCGAGAACTACGCCGAGTGGGAGCCGGGGTTCCGCCCCGTCACGCCGGCAGAGCAGACGCTGCGGGACGCGATCGCGACGATCCGAGACCGGCACGGCAAGTACGGGCCACCTACGGAGCATTTCGCTAGGACGGCGTCGCTGGTGAACGCGGCGTTCGGCACGACGTTCACGCCGGCCGACTGGGCTCTCGTCATGGTGCTCGACAAGATCGCCAGGCAGATGGGGCCAGCGGCGACCGACGACGCGGCAATCGATATCGCGGGGTACGCGGCCTGCCACCAGGAGTGCCGACGTGCCTGAGCCACTCACTGACGCCTACCTAGCCCAGTGCGAGCAGGACGCCCGCCGGTTCTCGGGTGCGTACACGGGGACCAGCGGCACGCTCGCGGCTCATGTCATGCGGCTGCTCAAGGACCGCGAAAGGCTGGCTGAGGAGTTGGCGGTAGAACGGGCGCGGAGGCAAGACGCATGATCGCTCTGTACGTCGTCTCGGCGTGGCTCGCCGCCGACGTTGCCACGGGCATCGTCCATTGGTGGGAGGACCGCTATGGCGACCCCGCGTGGCCGGTGCTGGGGCGGCACGTCGTCGCACCGAACATCCGGCACCACTCCGAGCCGCGGGCTTTTCTTGCTGGCGGCTACTGGCAACGCAACTGGACTACGATCCTGCCCGCGGCCGCCGTATCGCTCGTCGCCCTGGCGGCGGGGCAGCACTGGCTCGCCATGGTTGCTACGTTCTCCAGCCAGGCCAACGAGATACACGGCTGGGCACACCAGCGATGCTCACGCCCGATACGGGGGCTCCAGTTGATCGGACTGCTGTCGTCGCCAGACGGGCATGCGGTCCACCACCGATCGCCGTACAACACAGACTTCTGCGTTATGAGCGACTTGATGAATCCGGTGCTTTCGGCGGTCGGATTCTGGCGCCGGCTTGAGCAAGTCGCGGGCTTGGCCGGCGTGCATCCAAGAGCGGAGCGAGAGACTGCTTGACCGGGCGGCGGGTTGATGGCGACGACGTGTCCTCCTCCACGTTGCCGCCTCCCCGCTTGCTCGGGTCAATCCCAAGAATCGCCAGCCTTGTGCGGATGCTCCTCAAAGTCTCCGCACCAATCGGCCGTACAGACGACTGGCCACTCTGGTGCGTAGTGGTCGCTTTCGTCTCGGCGTGGGCCGAATCTCATCCTTAACGGCTGCGGCGCATACTTTCGGCACTCACCGTCTGTTCCGACTGTGATCTCCCGAAAAAACCTGCACCGCTCGCAAGTCTTTGATTGGTCGCCATCCAGGCCGTCATCGTAATCGTCATCGTGCATTTGCTGTCCTCCATTGCGTGGAGCCTAGCGGGTTCATGCAACGTCTTCACGCATGGAAGCGGATGGCACTCGGTGTCACCGAATGACATGCCTCACGCCGCCGGTCTTCCCCCGTCCTTCGGCGGGCCTTCAAGGTCCAGCGGCGGCAGGAAGTCCAGCCCCCGGTGCGTCTCCGTGATCCGCGGATCGAGGTAGTGGCCCCTCGTCATCGCCGGATCGGCGTGGCCGAGGTGTGCCGTGGCATCCCCCCCGGCAGCGGCGACGTAGGAGGCGGAACTCTTGCGGATCGCATGGAACGCCCTGGCGGGCACGCCTGCCGTCTGGCAGAGCAGCCGCATGCTGGCGTAGTGCGACAGCGGATGGCCCGTCCTGGGCCACACTAAGGCGTCAGGCGGGCCTCGCCGGGTCTCCAGCTCAGCAGCCAGGGCAGCGGTGATCGGGGCAACGAGGTCACGCTCGCGGCCCTTGCGGGTCTCGGCGAGGAATACAAGCCGTCCCTGCGACGTGTCCACCTCACGCCACCGCAGGTCGAGCAGGGCACCAATTCGCTCGCCTGTCTGCCATGCGGACTGGAGTAGCGTGCTCCACCACCAGGCGGAAGGCACGCCGGACATTGCCCCTCGGCGGGCTTTGGCGGCTCGGACGAGGCGGCTCATCTCGTCCAGCGTGTAGGCGGTCGGCGTCCTTTTGACCCGCTTCTGGCGTGGCAGGCCCGGCCACTCGCCGCCGTGCAACTTCTTCTTGCACGCCCATGTCCAGATCGCCAGCAACTGGCTGCGGTCCTTGGCCACGGTGTGCGGGCTGACGACTCGCCCCCGGCAGGGGTTCGTGGCTCGCCACCGCAGGAACCTCGAGACCTGCACGTCCTCCAGATCCGTGATCAGCGGCTCTCGGCCGAGGAACTCAGCCAGTTTGTCGATGGTGTGACCGTAGAGCGTCATCGACCGATCCGACAGATTCATGAGTAGGGCATACCGCTCGAGCAGTTCGCGCAGCGTCATCAGACACCTCCTTCCCCCATAGTGTACAGATGTTTAACGGAGCCCTCTCCGTTGAAACTTCCCCCGCCAGTCGATCCTACGGAGGGTCGGCTGGCCGGGGCAAGTTGGGTGGTCTGGAGGTGCGGATTGGTTGACTAACTACCGCTTGGGCGTAGTATTGGGGCAATGATCGCAATGGCACAGAAAATCGACGGCGGCGAATACCTCACCGTGGCGGAAGCCGTAGACGTGATGGGCTGCACCGAGGGCTGGATCCGCCATCTCCTCGGCGAAGGCAAGCTGCTTGGTGCTCGACGCTTTGGAAAGCGGGTCTGGCTCATCCCGGTGCAGGCCGCCAAGGCCGCCACTGCGGACCTCAGCACCCGGTCGGTCGGCAAGAAGCACCTCGCCAAGCGGCCGGCGTCCAGCCGGGCCAAGCCGAAGAAGGCCGCCGCTCGCCGGAAGTAGCGTTTTCCCCGGCGAAACCGCACCTAAAAAAATCTTTGCTCACCCCCTTGCAACCCAACTGACGATAGCCTAGAGTACGTCAGTCGGGCGCATGAGACCTGACGAGCCGCCAGCCGGGAGACGAACGATGAAGCACCTTCGGACGATCACCGACATGCAGCCTGGCGAGTGCCGCTGGGTCGGCCGGCAAGGCCTGCACGTCTACTGCCACGGCAGCGAGGTAGACGGCAAGTACCGCCCCGACGTGCGTGTCTACAAGCTCTGGACCATCGACAGCATCGGCAGCGTGTGGGACGCGGCCGGCTGGGCCACGGCGGCAGAAGTCGCCACCCTCGTCGCAAAGGAGACGGCAAATGACCAGTGACCTTCACGCACTCGCCACGCTCGGATGCCAGTTCGTGCAGCTGGCCAGCAACGGAAAGCGGCCCCTCGGCAACGCCTGGCACACGCTCGCCTCGAGCATCGCCGACGTGATCGACGGCTGGCTGTCCGCCGGCAGCAACCTCGGGCTCCTGCTGGGTACTGGCAACATCATCGACGTGGAGTATGACGATGAGGTCGGCCGGCTGGCACTGGCCAGGATGGGACTGCTGGACATCCGGACGCCGACCTGGGCCAGCGGTAGAGGCGAACACCGGCTGTTCCGGCTGGACGCTACGCTGCCGCCGATCGGCTGGAAGAAGGTTGGCGGGGCCGAGATCCGCATCGGCGGCAAGCCGGCCCAAAGCGTCCTGCCGCCCTCGATGCACCCAACAGGCTCGGCCTACCGCTGGCTGGTCAGCCCGTGCGACGTAGCACCGGCTGCGGTCACGCTTCGCATGCTCGGGCTGGAGGGCTGACCATGCACCGGATTTCAAACCTCATGCCCGCACTCGTCCTCGTCCGCATCGGCCAAGAGCTCGGCACCGATTCGCCGGCCGCCCGAGCCGTTCACGACTTCCTTGAGCTTCTGGCCAGCCTGGCCGGCATTTTCCCCCGTTGACACCCTGACGAACTGACGATAAACCATAGCCCAACTGACGATATCCAAACTGGACCTCTTGACCTTGAACTGTTCGTTCGTACACTAACCCGCCACACGAAGGAGACCCCCACCATGGACCCGCATCACAACGAGTACATCGCCGCCGTCGCTGGCATGCCCGAGCACACCGTCTCGGGCGGCACGACCCGCTACCGCGACGGACGCCTCGTCACGACCTACGCGGTCGGCGACCGCATCAAGTGGCGAGACAAGGGCCGCACGCTGGCCGGCGTCGTGGTCGAGGTGCTGACAGAGGACACCTACCACGTTCGGCGGCATGTGCCCGACCGGGGCAACGAGCACCACGCGGTAACGGCCGAGCAGATCGTGCCGTTCTAGGAGCATCCCATGCGACTCGCAATTCAGAAGCTGAGCTACTCGCGAAACCCGTGGCGTCTCGTGGACCTAGACGGCGAAGCCGACTACTCCGGGCCGCAGCAGGTGGCGGTCACTGTCCGCCTTGACCACCCAACGCTGGGGCCGACCGTGATTGACGAGGCGGTGAGCGGAGAAACGAAGAGCGAGTGCATTGAATCGGTTCTCACGGTCCTCGGGGCGCTGATCACGCTGAGGAAGAAAGAGATTGAATCAAACACAAGGACCGTCGGCCAGCGGAGCTAGCCGGCGGAAGGAGCCCGGTGGAACCGGGGTAGCACGGACGCAACGACACCCCGCCGAGCAGGACGCGGAGCGGGTTTTTCCAGAAAACCAACCCAGTTTTTCGCGAAAGGACATGACAGATGACCACGGAAATCAGCACGCAACGGGCCGGCGGCTTGGCCCTGCAATCGTTCGACGACGCCTTCCGGTTCGCCAAGATGGTGAGCCAGTCGGACTTCGCGCCAAAGGACTTCAAGGGCAAGGCTGAGTCCTGCCTTCTCGCCATCCAGCACGGCAGCGAAGTCGGGCTGTCGCCGATGCAGTCGCTCCAGTCGATCGCCGTGATCAACGGCAGGCCGACGATCTGGGGTGACGCGGCCCTGGCCCTGGTGCAGTCGAGTCCCCAGTGCCTCTACGTCCGCGAGTACACCGAGGGCGAAGGCGACAGCCTGACCGCCGTCTGCGAGGTCCAGCGTCGTGGCTACCCGCAGCCGACGGTCGCCCGGTTCAGCGTCGCCGACGCGAAGAAGGCGAGCCTGTGGGGCAAGTCGGGCCCGTGGACTCAGTACCCGGCCCGAATGCTGGCCCTGCGAGCACGGGGCTTCGCGTTGCGGAACGCATTCGCCGACGCCCTGCGTGGCCTTGTGACGGCCGAGGAGGCCCAGGACTACCAGACGCCGGCCGTGAGCGAGCCGACGCCCAGCGTGGTCAAGGTGACGGCAGCGGCAGCGGCCCCCGTCGTGCCCGAGGACGCCATGGGCAAGGCCCGCCTGGCGATTAGCAGGGCCACGACGTTCGACATGCTCGACGCGATCCGCACGCTGGTGGACAAGCGAGCCGCCGAGGGTGTCTTCGACGAGGCCGCCAAGCAGGCGCTGGTCGGGCTGATCCACCAGAAGGCCGAGAGGCTGATCGGCGAGGACAAGGGCCAGGAGTTCGCCCACGAGGCCGCTGAGCATGAGGTGACCGCATGATGCCACCGAAAGCCGTCATCGAGTACCTGCGGAGCGTTGGGCAGGACGCTATGGCCGACGCCGTCGCACGGCTGCAGGACGAGGCGATTCGGATGCACCGCGCCGCCGAGAAGAGCGTGCAGGACTACTACGAGTTGAAGGACAAGTACGAGCCGCGGGCGCCGACGCCGTCGTGCTGGAAAAGCAACTGGACAGGGGACTGAGACACCGGCCCACCATGGCCGCAGCGGCTGCATTCATCGGCCGCGTTGGTCGCCTTGCGGGAGTGGCGAGTAACCACCGCAGTCGCCGCCGACTCCACGGTGAGGCGACCGAGCCCGGCGTAACCGGGCAAATACACGAAAGGATGCGTGATGAACCACTACGGCATCGAAGACACCCCCGGCCCGCTCTTCGCTATGGCCCCTGCCGTTCGCGGCTCGGTCACCTCGGCCGCGGCAGCCGACTCGCTGGCGCCGGCCACGCTCAACGCACTCCAGAAGCGGGTGCTCGATTTCATCGCGAGGAGGCCCAGCGGTGCCACTGACGAGGAGATCGCGAACGAACTCGAGATGAACCCGTCCACCGTGCGACCACGGCGGATCGAGCTGGCACGACGCGGCATGATCGTCGAGAGCGGCAGTACCAGGCGAACCGCGAGCGGACGCATGGCGGTGGTTTGGAGGGTGAAGTGATGAACATGGATTGGTATTACGGCTAGGCGAGGCACGGCGTGGCGCGGCGGGGCTCGGCAGGGCGAGGCCTGGCACGGCGGGGCGGGGCAGGGCCCGGCGGGGCGAGGCAAGGCGTGGCTCGGCTAGGCAAGGCTAGGCAAGGTACGCCGCCCCCGTGATAGGCACGGTTGCCGCTTCGACGCGGCGGGGCGGAATGGAAAGGAGGCCAAGATGGCAGGTGATTGGGTCAAAATGCGTTCTGCACTTCTGGCGAACCCAAAGGTGCACGCCATCGCCAAGGTGATCGGCCGAGACCCTCGAGCCGGGGCCGCCCTTACGACCGGGTTCTCGGGCTGCCCCGACCAGGTGCTGTCACGTAACGCGTTACGTCACGTCACCGTAACGGCGTTACTGTGCGTGTGGAGCAGCGCAAACGAGCACTCCGTGGGCGGAATCCTGTCGTGTTGCGACCTCGAAGACCTAGACGAAATCTCCGGCGTGCCGGGTTTCGGCGACGCCATGCACTCTGTGGGCTGGGCCATACCCGACGAGGCCGGGAAGTGTGTTTCGCTGCCTAATTTCAGCGAGCACAACACCCCAGCGAAGGACCGGACGGGTGCCGAAAGGCAGCGACGATACCGGGAAAACCGTAACGGTGACGTAACGCCGTTACGTAACGCCGTCACCGTAACGCAGAGAAGAGAAGAGAAGAGAAGAGAAGAAGAAGAGATACCGGCTGCGCCGGTTCCGACGAGCAAACCGAAGCCGGTTCGCTCGCCGGCGAAACCCGCCGTGTCGTGGTCTTCGGAATCCGGCTGGCAGGGCATCACGGACGCCGACCGCTCGGAGTGGGGCGCAGCGTTCCCCGGTGCCGTGTTGGACCAGGAGCTCGCCAAGGCCACGGCCTGGCTGCGGGCGAACCCGACGAGGGCTGGTCGGCGGAACTGGCGGTCGTTCCTCGTCCGGTGGCTGTCTCGGTGCCAGGACAAGGGCGGCACCCACCGCGAGCCAGGCAGGCGGCCAGATGGGGACGACCCGGCACGCCGCGCCCAGCTGGACCGCAAGGCCCGAGAGTTCGCCGGCATGAAGCCGGCCCCGTACCGGCGACCGGCGGAGGTCGTCGCGCTTGCCGACGTGCTCAGACTCAAGGAGGAGGACAGATGACCGCTCTACGCTGCGAAGACCTACCCGCGACGGCTCGGCAACTCGAGGTGCTGGCGTACATCCGCCGGCACATCGACGAGCTTGGCTACTCCCCGGCTCTCCGCGACATCGTGAGGCACTTTAAGTGGGTGTCCACGCACAACGCTGCCGGCCACATCAACGCCCTCGTCCGCAAAGGGCTGTTGAGGCGGACCAGCGGCATCGCTCGTTCCCTCGTACCCGTGGAGGCTCACGATGGCTGAAGGCAACCCCTACCCGCGACCGTCGCCCGTGATGCTGGCTCGCATGCTGGAGACGCACGCCTGGGCGGACCATCTCGACGACGAGACTCGCCGGCTCATCGAGTGGGCACACGAAACGATCGACGACCTGACGCTGCGGCTGGGCAGGCAGGCGGCACAGCTGGAACGAGCGGAGGCACGCCGATGACAACGACGCATGTAGCGTGCATCGCAATCGGAATCTTGGTCCAGGCGGCGACGTTCGCCCTTGGGCTTGTGGTTGGTGTGGCTTTGAGGAAGGAGCCGAACGATGGCAGTCAAGGAACGAAAGCGGACTGGTGGCGTCACATTGAACGTCGCCGAGTTGAAGAGTGCATTGCAGGTGGTCGGCAAGGCTGTGTCGGCCCGTGCCGTAAAGCCGGTGCTGGCGAACGTCAGGATCGGTGACGGTCGAGTCTCGGCCACGGACCTTGAGGTCCGCCTGGACGTGGACATCGACTACCACGGCGATGCCA